GCCAACAAACGATCCTGTGTCCTGAAACTTAAAGGTAGCAGTGAGGGTTACGGAAAGCTAGAAATCATGGGATTGGGAAACAAAGCGTGCCGACGCAATCCTGATTGCTGCCAACGTTTCCCATGTTCGCCACTCGGATAGTTCCATCAGCTCTGGCCGTGAGGCTTCGCGCCGTTTGCCCATTTGATACAAGGCAGACAGTCAACAAGTCAACGATGGGACGATACCAGGACGCGAGCTTTACCGGACATTCAACAGCATCCCAACTGCCCGAACCGATTTTCCCACTGAACTTGATCAAAATCATCCTGCCGTTACGTATGATGATCCAATTGGAATCCTGGTACAGGGTTACGGAAAGCTATTCAGGCGAGAATGTAGGTCATCGTCCCGGAGAACGTGCCGCTGTTCTGCACCGCGCCACAATTGACATAACGGAAATTGCCATTCGTTTCCAGAATGAAATCACGCTGGCTGCCACCATCACGCCCCGACCACGTACCATGCGTGACGACCGCAGGCCTCCAACCCTCCGGAATTGTACCGAACTGTCCACTGCCCCACGAGTCAGTGCTCGCGCTTTTCCAGTTGATGCTAATCTGCGCGATCTTGCCAGACTTCACGCCGGTCACGGTGCCATACTGTGATTTAATCAAAGTCTGGGTTACGGAAAGCTATTGCAGTGCCATCCAACAGCCGTGCGCCGTGGAGTAAGCGGATTTCGGGTCGCCAAGCATCTGCACCTTCCCATCACGCATGACAAGCAGGCTGAAACCGCAGGACGGGAACGATATGATGCTCTGGTCGGCGAGCGGGCGGAACGCTTCTGGGATGGTCTCATTCGCCGTCGAGTAGTTCTGCTGTCCACTGCCGTCGAACTTGACGTTGCCGTTGATCGTGACGATGCGTCCGACGCGACATAGAGTGAGTCTGCTGTTCGTGTATGGAGGTTTCCATGGCTGGGTTACGGAATCCCACAGTTGGCTCATCGGAGGCAACTGCTTGACAAGCATGACAGGAGTTCCAGCGGTGATGCCACTGATCGGAATGCGGGCGATCGGAATCCACACGGTACCGGAATTGTTCAGGATACTACCCGACGGAACCGTGGGATCAGCCGCCGTGCCACTGGTGGCGGTGCCCTTCAACACAGCGAGCGCGATCGTTTCGATGTTGTTCGAACCTCGCGTGTATTTCACGCAGATCAGGTCGTTGCGGTTCCGTCCCGTGACTCCGCTTTCGATCGTGACGGTCTCCGCCGCGGTGACGCGTGCGTACCGTCCTTCGATCACAAGGTTGAGGACCGGGATGAGCGCTTTGTTTGCTGACTGCATGGTCACGGCGGGGAATTTGCCGTCGCTGCCTTGCAGCAGGTAGTTGCCGTTTCCGACCAGTCCGGCCTGCATGGCTCCTTGGTCGCTGGATGTGATGTGCGGAGCGCCGGCCTTGCCGGTGATGAGATTCATGGTCATGGTCATTCCTTCCTATCTGTTGTGTTGTTGAGGTATGCGGCGTAGGCGGCGTCCTGCGTGGCTGCCAGCGCTTTGAACGTCTGCCAGCATGCGGTACAGACGAGCGCGCCCTGTGCGACTCCGTCGACGGTGGTGTGGGTGATGTCGTGCCAGTCGCTGGAGGTGCGTGGGTCACCGTCGGCGAGGTATGCGGAGGCGTGACATCGGTCGCAGGTGTATCTGGTGATGTTCGTGGTTCGTGCCATTGATGTTCCTTTCTCTTTCAGGCTGTGCGCTGGTAGATGTGTCCCGGAAGGATGGTGTTGCATTCCTTCCAAGTGCCGCCGTAGGTGGTTCCCGGATTTGTTGTGGCGGTGGTCCAGTAAAGGGAGCCGACCGGGTGGGCGGCGATGAACGCCTGGCTTGCGCTTATGCCCGTCTCGCCCTTGTCGCCCTTCGGGCCGACGAGGCTTGTGTTCGAGACTGGCTTGAACGTCACGTTTTTCCCGGTGGCTGTGATCTGCGCGTACATCAGGTTCTTGCCACCGTTGGTCATGGCGAAGAAGTATTCGCCTACGACCGGGGCACGGTTGAAACTGAGTGCCCGCCAGTCAAAATCCGAGCATGCGGACGTCCAGTATCCGGATAGTATGCGTGTGATGATCAAGGCAGGCAACCCGGTCTCGCCGCGTTGGCCGGCCTCTCCTTTCGCTCCGGTGGCCCCGGTCGCGCCAGTGGCGCCGGCAGGGCCCTGCGGTCCTTGCACTCCCTGCTTGCCTTGCGGTCCGGTGTCGCCCTTGGGGCCTTTGACGTTGCCGAGCAGAATCTTCGTCATATGCGCTCCTTACTTTCCGTCATTGATCATGTAGTACAGGTCGCCCGTCGCCGGATCGTAGGAGACGGGAGCCGCCGACGCGGTGGTCGTATCCGCGTACACGGCGTACAGGTCTCCGTTCGGGTCGACCTGCAGTGTGAAGAATCCGGAAGTTGGCGCCGTCACGCCGCTGGCACCCTGCGATCCTGTCGGCCCCTGTGGGCCCTGCAGTCCCTGCACACCTTGTATTCCCTGCTTGCCTTGCGGCCCGGTGGGGCCTGTTGCTCCGGTAGGTCCGGCAGGACCAGTCGGACCTACCGGGCCAGTGGGACCGGTGGGGCCTCCTTCTCCGGAGGGGCCGACATCGCCTTTGTCACCCTTGTCGCCCTTCAGCCCTTCAGGACCTTGCGGACCGGGAGGGCCGGCAGCTCCAGTGGCTCCTTTAGGCCCGATCTCGCCGGTATCGCCCTTCACACCCTGCGGGCCGACGTCACCCTTCGGACCCTGCGGGCCGACAGGGCCTTGCGTTCCGATGATGGACTGCCTGGAAACCGTCTTCCCTTGGAACTGGCCGCCGGATTGCGAAACGCACTGCCAGACGATGCTGTATTTTCCGCCACCTGACAATGCGGTCGAATATTCATTGACGAGTGGTGTTCGGTTCAACCATTCGCTCACGTTTCCCGTGAAAGTGGATCCCACCGGATATTCGCCGACGAGGGATTTCTTCATCACGAGCGCCGGAAGGCCGACGTCGCCTTTAACGCCCTGGACGCCTTGCTTGCCTTGTGGGCCAGTGTCACCAGTATCGCCCTTAGGTCCTTGGGGACCGACGGCTCCCGTATCGCCTTTCATTCCTTGCTTGCCTTGCGGCCCGGTGTCACCGGTATCGCCCTTGTCTCCTTTGGGGCCTTTGATATTACCGATTAGAAGCCTGGTCATTAATCACCTTTCTGGTATATCCACATACAGGTCGCCGCTCTTGGGATCCCAAGTGAACGATGGTGGGCTCGTATTATCCGGATAATTCACATATAGGTCACCGTCGCCTTCCATGCTGAGCGTGAAGAAGCCGTTCGAGGGAGCGGATACGCCGCTGTCGCCCTTGTCACCCTTCTCCCCTTGCGGGCCCTGGATGCCTTGGGAACCTTGGATGCCTTGTCTGCCCTGGGGGCCGGTCGCCCCCTGTGGACCCGTGGGACCCTGCGGACCTGTGGAACCCGTCGGGCCTTGCGGTCCCGCCACGCCGATCGCGCCGGCATCACCCTTATCGCCTTTCTCGCCGCGTATCCCCTGCAGTCCCTGCGGACCTTCGGGACCGGCGACGCCTTGCGGCCCTCGCTCCCCGGTCGCTCCTTTCTCTCCCCGAGGACCGGTGGGTCCGGTCGCTCCGGTGGCCCCCTGTGGTCCTGTGTCACCCTTGTCGCCCTTCTCCCCTTGCGGACCCTGATCGCCTTTCGGAAGCCCCAAATTCAAGGTTTTGTCGCTGCCGGCGCCCGTGAGCGACGCGCTTGCCTGTGCGCCGGGGGCGAGCGTGTCCACCGAACCGATTTTCAGGCCAGTGATGTAGTCGCCTTTCGGCTGTTTACCCGACAATGCGTTGTTGAGCGAGTCGATGTCGTTTCTGGTCACGTCGGCGCTGAACGTCCAGGCGTCGAGTTTGAGGCCGGCTCCAGCGTAGTAGGCGTGGCCACCATCCCCGATGGAGGATTCTCCGCTGTTGCCGCCGGCGCTGGCACCTCCGGATTCGTAGGTGACGGTGAGCACGCCTCCCGAAACCTTGACGATCTTCTTGGAGATCTCGGCAGTGACGACGAGGCCCGTGTTGTTGTCACGACCCGTGACCAGGTCGCCAACGTCCGCGTCGATGCCGTCGGGAATGTCCACGTCGATGGTGCTGGCATTCCGAAGTTCCTGGAATTTCTGCCTGCCCTTGTCCTCGAGCTCGTCGGCTTCGGCGTTGGACAACTCGTATGTGGCGGTGCGTTCGTCAAGCCCTTTGAGGGTCTGCGTGTGGCTGAACGTGCCGTTCGCGTCGGCATACCAGTGGATGACGGTACGGTCCTTGAGTTCGCCCTTGCCCAGACAGATGAGATGGTTGATCGGGTGCGCCGCCTGTTTGGCGGCGAAGTCGATGAGGTCCGAGTCGATGCTGTCGCCGATCGTGCGGACGGGCATGGCGCTCATGGCCACCTTGTCGCCGTCATTACGCAACCGGAGTTTGAGTCCGCTTGCCCTGAGCATCTTGACCAGACCGCTGTACAGGTCCACGTACCGGTCGAACTGGCAGGTGGTCTTGTGGTCGGCGCTTTCTTCGGTGACGGTGAACAGGCCTTGCAATCCCGCACGGCTGACGAGCGTGCGCATGATGACGGGAATCGTGCCGGACAGGGTGAGGTAATCGTTGTTCCTGTCCGGTTCGATGATCTTCGAAGCGAGCACTCCATGCCAGTCGCGGCCATGCCATGTGACGGTGGACAGGCCGCCGTCCACGTCGACATCCGTGTCGTCGATGATGCCGCCGTACTCGGTGCCGTCGATCATGATGCGGCTCCCCGCCTTGAGCGCGGCGTCTTCGACCTGCAGGTCGAAGTCGTTCTCCCCGCTGCCGAACGCGAGGTCGAGCGTGTATGAGGCGTGGCTCGCCACGGGTTTGCCTGTGGCGTCGGTGACGATCAGGTCCATGGCGGTTCGCTCCTTTCCTCGCAGACCGTCAAGTCGAATTGGAATCCTCCCGGCCAGCTGATCGGCTGTGTTCCGGGCGCGAGCGGTTGGAACACGTACCGGCCGGAATCCTTGCCCGACCCTCGCACGGCCTGCGCGAAGCAGTTGGTGGCGAGCCCGGTGCCGCTGACCATGGTGACGGTCCTGACATCGCCGGTGCCGTCGATTTCCAGACGCGAGCCGGATGGTACGGTCACGTCGACCTCGTATCGGTTGGTTCCGATGATGACGTACGGTTGCGCGCATGGTCCGAATATCGTGAGCTTGACCGGCTGCGGGATGGACGTGTCGTTGACGATCTCGGCACCCAATGCCATGCCGGCGAAATCATGCGGATAATCATATGGATAGTCCAGGTCGGAGGTTCCGGAATCGTATCGCGGCGTGAAATGCGTCATGGTCGGACGGCGCCACACGCCATCGGCCAGCACGATGGTCAACTGCGTCTCGACCATCGTGGGCGTGATGGATTGCGGTTCGCTTTTCGTGATCCACGCTTTGGCTTCCCATTCGCCGTCGGCCACGAGCGTGCCCGGGTTCCCGGATGCCATGTCGGCGTCCGCGAGGCGGCGCAGTAGGTCGAGCGTGGCTGGAGAATCGTGGATCTTCACGGTGACTGTCGCCTCGCGTGCCTTGCGGGTGATGCCCGTCATGCCACGTGAGGCGAGGCTGTAGTCCCAGACGCGGGCGCGCAGTCCCGTGAGCGTCTCGCCGTACAGCGGCCCCTCGAAGCCGATGCGCTCATCTGTGGCCGCGCACACGTATTCAAGCGATTGCACTTCTCACCTTCCTTGCGAAGTCGCGGTCGCCGATCGTCGGCGTGTATCGGGCGATGATCGATCCGAGGTCGTCGTGCAGCGATTCGACGGCCGCGATGAGTTCCCGCAGATCGCCGTCGCCGGCATTGGCGCCGGTGCCGGCCGTGACGTTCAGCCTGCCGGTCTTCGACCAGTCCGCGTCGGAGAGGCTCATCGTGGAGACGAGCGAATCCATGGAACGGCTGACCACATGCGCGGAATCGTCGATGCCCAACGCCATGCCACGTCCGACCATCACGCCGACCTCGTCGCGGAACACACGCGACGGGGAATGGATGCCCAAAGCGTTCTTGGCCTTGTCCACCAAGCCCGACAACGCGTTGGTGATGCTGGAATACAACGAGCCGACCATTCCTGTGATGCCGTTGATCAATCCCTGGATGATGTTGCGTCCCGCGCTGACGAGCCAGCTTCCCGCGCCGGACACCGCGCTCCGGACGGTTCCGCCGATTCCGCTCACGACGCTCCCGACACGGCCAACCATGTTGCTTACGGTGCCGACGATGCCGCCCCAGACGCTCGACACAATGCTTCCGACGCCGTTCCACAACGCGGCCCACACGCTTCGGATGGTCGAGCATGCGGCGGATACCACTCCGCTGACCATGCCGATGCCAGCGGAGACGACGCCTTGGATGCCGCCCCACACTGCCGACACGATGCCCTGGATGGCCGACCACGCGGCGCTCCAGTTCCCGTTGACGACCGCGAGCGCCAGTTGGATGATGCCTTGGATGACGGCGAGTGCGGTGCTGATGACTGTGGTGACGATGGTCCATGCGCCTTGTACGACGGTGGATATGGTGTTCCAGAGTCCGTTCCAGACCGTGCTGATGATGGTGGCGGCGGTTTGGAAGATGGTTTGGATGTTCTGTATTCCGGCTTGCAGGAGTGGTGTGATGGTGGTGATGAATGTTTGGATGCCGGTGATGATCGCGGTGAGTGCGGTCATGATGATGGGGCCGATTGCGTTCCAGACGTTTTGGAGGACGGTGGTGATGAGTGTCCATCCGGTTTGCCAGATTTGCTGGATTTGGCTCATGGTCTGGGTGATGAATATGGCGATGGCTTGCAGGATTGGCTGGCATGCGGTGCTGATCTGGTTCCAGATTCCCATGAACCATGTGGCGAAGCTGTTCCAGAGTCGTTTGCCCGTTTCGGTTTGGGTGAAGAACCATGTCAGCGCGGCCACGACCGCGCCGATGGCCACGACAAGCATGCCGATCGGATTCGCATCCAAGGCAGCGCTGAATGCCAGCTGCACGGCGGTAGCAGCCTTGGTCACCGCGCTCCACGCCGATTGAGCTGCCTTGACAATATTGAACGAGCCGGCGAGTTGCTTCAGTGCTCCAGCCGCGCTTCCCGCGTCGGAGATCTTGCCAATCAAATCGAACGTGGCCGTAGCGGTCTTCTCCACACCGGAGGCAGTCGCGGAAATGGCCTTCAGTCCACCGGAAACTGTCTTCAGCCCGGCCGAGACGATATCCCAGCCTTTGACCGCGAGCAATGCAATGGTGATGGCTTTCAACGCGCCGGATACCAGTGCGCCGTTCTGCTGCGCCCACTGTCCGACCGACTGCAGCCAGCCTCCCACCGTCATGAGCACGCCGGTCAAAGTGTTCAACAGTCCGGCGAAGCTCTGCGCCGCGGAACTGGCGGTGCGCGCGCTGTCGTTGAAGCCGAAGGCCTGCGAGACCGCGGCCGCCAATCCGGAAACCAGCGAGCCCAATCCGGAGATGACGCCGGTCAGGCTTTCAAGGAACGGCTGCAACGCGCCCGTCTCGATGAACGTGTTGACGAACGTCTTCGCCCATCCCGCCGCGTTCGACAACGCCTGCGCGACCGAAGCGACCACTCCCGCGAGCGCGCCGGCGGTTGTGGAGAACATTGTGGCGGCTTCGCCGCCATTGTTGAGTCCGCCTATGAGTGATGTGATTGCGTTCCAGAGGCCGGTGAGTTGGCTTTTGAGGCTGGCCGTCGCCGAGGCGAGCATCTGGAAGCCGGGAATGTTGGAGATCGTGTCGCCAAGGTTTTTGAGTTTCGCCTGTGTGGCGGGTATCGCGTTCTCGAGGCCTTGTTGGAGTGCCGCTCCGACTTTTTGCAGGGTTGGTGTGACGGCTGCGGTGAATGTGTCGATGAGTGGGATGGCTTGGTTGAACAGGCCGCGTAAGCCGTCGAGGACTGGTGTGGCGGCTGTTTCTCCGAGTCGGCTCAACGCGGCTTTCACGTTGGCCAGGGCGCCGGTGAATGTGGTGCCTGCGGATAGTGCGGCTCCGCCTAGGCCTTCCTGCATGGCGTCGGCGAAGGTTTGGAAGTCGATTTTGCCGTCCGAGACCATGTCGGACACTTCGGCGCTGGTCTTGTTCAGATGCTTGCCGAGCATTTGGAGGACGGGGATGCCGCTCGACATGAGCTGGAGCATGTCGTCGCCCTGGAGTTTGCCTCGGGCGGCGACGGAACCGAAGATCATGCCGATGTCGGTGAGGCTTCTGCCGCTGATCTGCGCGGTGTCGGCCACGGTCTTGAGGACCTTGGTCAGGTCCCCGCCTTCCTTGATGCCGGAGGCGGACAGGCTTGCCGCGACGGTCGCGGCGTCACCCAATCCGAACGCGGTGCCCTTGACGGACGCGAGCGCGTCGTTCATGATTTCGGTGACGCTCGCGCTGTCGTGGCCGAGGCCTTTGAGTTTGGCTTGCGCGTTCTCGATGTTGAGGGCGCGGGTGAAGCCGCCTTTGGCGGCCAATGCGGTGATGCCGCCGGCGAGGGTGGCGATCGCGCCGGTGCCGACCTTGCCGATTTTGCCGAATGCTCCGCCGATTTTCGAAATGAGGGTGTTGGAGCTTTTCTTGGAGGCTTTGTTGACGGCGTCGCCGATGTCGCCTTCGATGCTTTTGCCGAATCCTTTGCCGGATGGTTCGACGTGGACGTATGCGACGCCTATGTCCTGTGCTGCCATCGTGTTTCCTTATTCGTAGGTTGGGATTCCGATGGCGGTCGGAGTCAGAGGTCGTCGTTGATGTGGAAGTAGGCTTTGAGCCGTTCCCTGTCCTCGCGTTGACGGCGGGTGAGGTTGTGTGCTGGGGTTGGCGGGCGGAGCGGGTCGTGCTCGTGGTCGAACCATGGGCGTTTGCGTTGTCCGGACAGCGTCCAGACCGCCTGTTCGGCTCCGTCGGGTGCGTAGACGGCGTTCTGCAACGCCATCCACGAGTGGCTCGTATGGTCTTTGAGGATTTCGCGGGTCAACGCCCAGGCGAGTCCCCAATCGACTCGTGGACGTTGGCCTTCAACCCATTCCCGGAAGCGTACGGGCCTGTAGATCTGCCCGTACGCTCGGATCCAGTCGTAGGCTAGCGCCGCGCGATTGTTGTTCCAGAGGTGGGCGAGGTAAACGCTTTTGGGTCCAGTCCGGATTCCTCGGCCCACGCCTTGATGGTCGCGGTGAGGTAGGCCATCGGACGTTTGGTCTTGCGCAGCACGTTCCAGAAGTTCGGCTGCATCGTCTGGAAGTAGGCGAGGAACGTGCTCACGCAGGCCGTGGTTTCCTCGTCGGAGAGCATTGGCTTGCTTTTGACCAGGAGGATGGCCTGGACGAGTTCGATGGGCAGTTCCGCGTTGTTGAGGTTCGGCAGGTCGAGTTTGACGCCGGCGACCTCGAGGTGCACGTCGGGTTTGAGCTCTTCCGCTTCGGTCAGGTCTACGTCCACGACATGGTATTCTTTGTCGCTCATGTTGGCTCCGTTCTAATGGTTGGCGGTTTGATGTGGTGGTCCCGTGCGGCCGACCGCCATCGGCCGCACGGGAAGAATCAATGGGTCACTTGGCGTCTTCGGTGACGAGGCCCCATGCGTGGAACTGTTCGCCGTTGGTGCCCTTGAGCATCTTGAACGTCATGCTGAAGTTCATGATCTCGCTGGATTTCAGGCTCACGTCGTCACGGTCGCTCACCTTCGCGTTGGTGCCGTACAGGAGGAACGGACGGTCCTGCTGGTCGAGCGCGACCAGCACGAGGATCCACTCCTTCTTCAATCCGGCGCCCTTGATGCTGATGCCGCCGTCCGTTTCGACGTCCACGTCGAAGTAGGCCGACACCACATCCTTGCGGCCCTCCATGGCGGCGAGCTGCAGGGTCCAGTAGCCCGGATCCGTGTCGGACAGCACGATGTCGCCGTTGTGGGCCTTGTAGTCGGTGCTGTCGCCCGGTTCCGGATGCAGTACGGCGCCGTCCTCCGTGGAGTAGCCGATCGGCTTCTTGCTTGCCGGCGGGGTCCAGGCCACTCCGGTCGGAGCCACGAACGTGCTGTCGCCCTTGGGGAACAGGAACAGCGCGTAGTTCTTGATCAGGCGCACGTTGCCTGCGGTGTTGCCGCTGGACACGTACCCGTAGTCGGTCGCGCCCTGCGCGGCGACGGTGGTTTTTTCGTTGTTGTCAGACATTCGTCTGCACCTTTCCGTTCTTCGCGTGTGGCGGCACGTTGTCTTTGGTTGTGTTTCAGTTGACGGTGACCTCGAGCAGGAGCACTCCGTACGCGCACACCAGCCTCTTGTCCTCGTCAGTCATGCGTACCGGCCCGGATTCGAGTGACGCGTCGATGAGCGGCGCGACGTTTCCGAGCCCGATGATCTCCCTCGCGATGTCGGCCCACAGGCGTGCGGCCTTGCCCCAGTCGCCCGTATGGTCCTCTCTCATGCATCGCACGCTCAACCGCAGCCGCACGTACTGCGAGATTGGGGTGCTCATGCCTTGCATGGAGTCGGCCAGAGTGGCTTCGGTGAAGGGAGGTTCGAGGTCGGCTCGTTCGATGGTGTCGAACGTCACGTCCGGGAACAGTGTCCTCAGTTTGGGCAGGAGCAGGGGTTCCGTGCGCCGGGGAGTGACCGGGATGCTCATACGCGCATCCTTCCGAGCGTGTCCTCCAGCGTGCCGTGCGCCTTCTCCACGGGTGCGGGGCAGAGGATGGCCACGCCGTTTCGGTTCGCGCCGTTATGGTCGCGAACCATGCACCGGCTGTCGGTGACGGCCTCGTTGGCGGCGTCGCGCATGCGGCCCCGCAGGGTCTCGTTCTTCAGCACCTGCTGGCTGAATGCCTTTCGGTTGAACACGAATCTGCATCGTTTGGCCATGGGTTATCCTTCCCGTTCGCCCACGGTGATGACGTCGCCGATGTGGCGTCCGTGGAGGTTGTTCCACACTTGCGGCTTTCCTTTGACGGGCAGGAGGATGCCTCTGACTTTGATCAGGTCGGTGGCTTGGATGCCTGTCGGCTGGCTACCGCGGATGTGGATCGTGTATTCGATGGTCTGCGGGCTGGCGTTCTCCTCGGTCTGGTCGGTGGTAGAGGTTGGCGCGACCATCGCCTGGAACGTGCCGACGCGGACGGGTTTGCCCTGGATGGGGTTGCCGTCCGTGTCGGTGGTGGACTGGCCGCGCCACACTTCGATGGTTTCCACTAGGACGTCTCCCCCGTTGCCATGTCGACGCTGAACGCGCGCTGAGCGTTGATGCCCAGGATGCGTTTCTCGTCGTCGCGCAGCCAGAGATCGCCGGTGGGCGCTCCGAAACTGTATTGTTCGCTGAAGCTGCCGGTGGTCTGGTTCATCTGCGTGATGCCGCCGGGAATGTCGTACGGGTCGGCCTGCATGATCCTGCGGACGATGTCGCATGTGATCTTCGTCAGCAGGCGTGGCCGTTCTTTTTGGAGACGTTGCCAGTTCGGGGAGCGTTCCTTGATGTAGTCGGTCACGTCCGCGAGATGCGTGTCGGCCTTCTCACGTTCCTCGTCGGTGAGTTTGTGCCACCTCTGTTCGAGGTCGACGGAGGTGGCGAACACGTCTGGTTCGACAGTCATGTCGGACTCCGTCAGGCGGTGAGCAGGACGAAGCGGCTGATGTCGCGGATACGGAAGCCGACCTCGATTTCGATTCGCACGGCGAACATGTTGTGCTCCCACAGGTTGACCTGCTTGCCGTCGATGGTGATGGACGCCTGGTCGGAGATGCTGGTCTGCATTCCTTCGACGGAACCCCATGCGGCGGAGGAGAATTCGCCGCACACGCCGAGGATCTCTGCCTTGGCCGGTCCCGGTGTCTCGGACACGGCGGGCACGTGAACACCCTTGCTGATGTAGGTGCGGTTGCCGAGCACGGTGCTCACGTCGGAGGCGGCGGTGCCGTCGAGGAACAGGGGGCGTCCGTTGTTGTCGGTCGCCTGCCGGAGCACACTGCGACCCTGGGTGCTCAACGCCCAACCGTCCACGGTTCCATCCGCTTCGGACACGAGGTCGTCGGCTTTGTTCAGGTTCTTCCACACGTCCTTGCCGATGCTGACGGTCTGCGCGCTCTTCAGGGTGTCGAAGTCCGCACCCGGAGCGTCGACGAGACCCATGATGGTCTTGTCAAACGTGCGGGCGATGGCTCCCGGACCCTTCGCGACCACTTGGTCGTAGAGAGCGCCGAAGTCTCGACGGAACTGGTTGGAGAACGGCATGATGACCGCGATGGTGTACGGCAGCATGTCCTTCTTGCCGAAGGTGACGCCGCTCTTCGGCTTCTCCGCACCCTCATTGACCCATGCGGCCTCCGGGTCGCCGATGATGATCGGCACGCGAGCACCGTTGCCGGGCAGTTTCATCTCCGGCACGAGCTGCATGAACGCGCTCTTGTATTTTGCGGTCTGCAAGATCTCCGCCTGGGTTTCAGGGGTGAGGTCTAGACCGTTGCTTTTTCGGGTCATGGACGGATCTGTCATGGTTTGTCCTTTCAAATGAATGTTGTTTTGCTGGTTGGCTCACAGGAGCGTGTTGCTCATGGCGTTGACGAAGTCCTCGCGGCTGGAATGTTTAGCCTTGGCCTGTCCGGTGCGGGCGCTCTGGTCCGCAACCGTGCCGCGGGAACGCATGTCGGCGAACACCTTCATGAGTTTCTCGGCGTATTCGCCAATCTGCTTCTCGTCGTCGCCCGCGAGGACGCTCGGGTCGGTGATGCCGTGTTTGGCCGCGACGTTGGCGCGTATCGTGGAGAGCTCCTTCTCGTGTTCGGCCTGTTTGGCTTCGCTTTTGAGCTTCTCGTTCTCCTCGAGCGCCTTGGAGAGTTTCGATTCGAGGTCGGCAGTCTGTCCGGCCTTCTCCTTGAGCTCCTCGTAGTCGCTTTTCCTGCCGCGTTCCCTGCCGAGACGCTCGTTGATTATGCGGTCGACTTCCTCCTGGGTGAAGGTCCTCAGCTTCGCGTTGTTCACGTCCTTTGGGGCCGGAGAGTGCTGTTCCGGCTCCTGTTGGCCGTCCGCGCCGGTCTGGTTTTCTTCTGCCATGGTTGGTGGCTCCTTTGCTTGTTCTTGGTTTCCACGCCTGACGCCGGCGAGTTGACGGCCATTCTTGTTGGTTTCGCGCATGGCTGCGCCCCGCCCCATCGCTGGGGTGTGAAAGGTAAAAGAAAAGCCATCACGTTTCGACGTGATGGCTTTCTGGGATTCAGAGATTTCCCAGCGCTTTTCTTCGCGCGTATTCGGACCGCAGCTCGTCGGTCGACACATAGTCGCCGACGGACCAGCGCTTCTTTCCTTCGTTCCTGACCCATTCATATTCGTCCTGTGGCATGGAGATATCGCCATACTTGCGTTTGATTTCCGCAAGATGGCGCTCATCGGTGACTTCCTTCAAATCACCGGGCATAAACGTGAAACGGTCGGAACGATCCATAGGCTCAATCATAGCAGTCTCAGATAAACGATCGGTCTGCCGTCGGATGCTCCAAGCCCTTCGAAACGAAGAGCCCTTCCTCTCGGCAGAAGAATTTCGTATTCTCCCGGATGCTGAGTGATCGGCTCCACATACACGCCGGCGCTTCCCGGCGGTACCAGGATTCTTGTGGCGATGCGGTCTTCCCCATCAACGTCAATGCCTCCCTCCTTGATGCTGGTGGCCATGTAGCCGATGTGTTCGAAGGTGCGACCGGTATTCAAATCGAAAAGCGACTCCATGTCGTTGACGTGGAACGTCGACAACCGCATCTGCCTGTCGACCGTGAAACGTTCTCGGGTGATATGGTCGGATATCGCTTCGTCGATGCATTCGACCTGATGGATGACGTCTTTCGACGGGTTTCGTCCGCCGAACAGGTAGCCGTTGATACTTTTGTAGCTGTCTCCGGTCCAATCCATCAAAGCCGCGATCTTCTCGTCGTTGGAGAATCTATCTCCAGGCATCCTGACGCTATAATCCGACAATCTCGATAGTTCGGAAGCGCTGATTGGAATCGATTTGCCGCTCCATCGAATCGTCGGTTGGGCAGTCACACCATCATTGACCTCATCGTGATAGATGCGTCTCAATTGGGCTAGCGTGTCACGCCAGTCGCCGTCATCGCCGGCCGCAGCCTTGGCTGCCTGGTACATTTCACGATACTTGTCCGGATCGTATCCTTTGAGTTTGCTGCTGCCCCAGCTTGGCACGATGTCGCAGTCGCAGTCCGTATGGTATTGCATCTGCCGTCCGGCGGTGTCCTCGCTCAGGTAGGCGAAGCCACGCGAGGCGAGCATAAGGCAGAACGCGCATGTCTTAGCCCCTCGTGGGACGCGAGCCCAGCGAGGCTTGGTTGGGTCGTTGGCCACGGCCCTCTGCATGGTCATCCGGCCGACCGTCTGAACCAGATTCTGCACGTATTCCAGCGCCTGCTCCTCGTCGGCGAACGTTGGCCACAGGTCGTCGATGGTTCTTCCGGCGTTATTGTGCACGACGCCGTTCTCATCTGGAATGACGTCCTTGTAATGCAATCCCATGAAGTCGGTGTTGTTGAAACCGCCTTCCATCTGCCAGACCGCACGGTCGGCGGTGATGGTCGGCGGATCGTATTCCGGCATGTCGATTCCGCAGTATTGCGCCCATAGGTCGCGCACATGGCTGTAGTAGTCGGATGCGAGTTTGTTGGCCGCGTCGGCGTACCGGTTGATCTCCGCTTTGATGAGTTCCTGGCTTTCACCGTCCCAGACAAGTCCTGAAACGCTGTTGCCTGCCTCCTTCTGCAAGCGGCTCATGGTGTCCGTGTAATCCTCGTACAGGTCGTTGAGGTCGAGTTCAAGCCTTCTGTGTTGTTCCGGAGGCAGGTTCAGACTGTTCAGGCTCATTTCCGCCGCCTTCCGGTAGTTTGAGGCTGACCGGCGTCATGCCGGTGAATTCAATGCCTTTCAGTCCAAGCATCGATGCCGCGGATTCCGGTGTCACCCCGGCTCTGATCGCTACTCCCAGTGCGTCGAAGCTGTCCTTCAGCCCCCCCCCCGCAACAGTTGATTGCGTGGAAGCGTCGATCTGGCGTTCCCCGTCGTCCTGCGTCTGCTCAGTCCGTTGGCGCATGCCGCGAATCTGGTCGAGGACCTGTCCGGCTTGAGCCTTGCGCTGGTCGGCCTTCAAGCGGACGATCTCGCTTCTGCTCAATCCGGCGCGGGTCATGCCGACCTCGCTGTTGGCGAACGAGTCGATGCTGCCGGCGAGTTTGCTGAACGCGTCGGCGCTCATGGAGCTTGACGGAGTGTTGGGGTTCTTCCAGTCGACCTGCAGTTTCATCAGATCATCGTCTGACACCGATGGATCCTGTATGCGCGCCACGAGGCGTGCCGCCTGCAGGATCGATTCGCCGAAATCACGGTCGCAGTGGCGAGCCTCGATAATCAGGTCCTCGCGTTGCGCCTCGGTCGCGTCCGCTGACGTCGGATTCGCGTCCGATACGATGCCGAGCGAGCTGGCGGGAATGTTCATCGCGCTGGCGAACATGGCGGCCCAGCTTTTCAGCATCGTCAGGTGCGGATCCATGCTGGATGCGGCCAGTTGGGTCACTGTCGGCGAATCACCGTCCGCGTCCTTGCTGATCATGTTGTAGCGGCCCATGTAGAGTTTGAGCGCGGCGTCCGCGCTCAAGGACGCGAGCTCGTCGCTGGTGCCCATGAGCAGGATTTTCGGGAATGCGTAGAATTCGGCGTTCGCCTCGGCACGCACGATGGTGCGGTTCGCGCCGTCGATGATGTTCATCGCGTCATGGCTGATGCGGGAGCGTCCGAATGGTTTGACTTCGGTGGCTTTGTAGGCGAGGCGGAACACGCTGCATTCGCCGTTCACGGTGGGTTGTGATCCTTGCACGTACCATGTGCCGAGACTGCGGGACACGCTGATGTTGCGCGTCGGCATGTAGAGCACGAGTCCGATGGCCTCGTTGTCGTTGTTCACGTCGGTTATGGCCATGCATGCCTTGACGCGTCGGTTCGGGTAGTCCCAGATCGCTGCCGAGCTTTCCGCGGTGTGGGTGCGGATGAGAGGCCTGTTCTCCGCGTCTTGGATGACGCTGAGGAACGAGCAGCCGTGAATGAGTGCCGTCTGTATGGCCTGCTGAAGGACGCTGGTGAAGCCGATTCTGCTCATGAAGTCCTGTAGTTGGAACGGATCATCGACACCAGGCGAGACGAATCCCTCGAATACGCAAAGCTCGGCGAGCATGTCCACCGCCTTGCGTGCCCATCCCAATGGCGTGTAGTGGTCCTTGATGGACTGTGGAACCGTGAGACCGAAGTCGACCAGCGGCTCTTTCGATTCGTAGTATGCGGTGAGTTTCCGATTGCGGCTCGCATGACGTGTCCACACTTCGGCGAGCTCTGCGAGCAGTTCGTTCTCTTGGTTTGTAAGCCCGTCGATGCTGGTGGGCACAACCAGTTTCGTCAGCGCCACCGATCCTCCGGACGGCCGCCAGCTATCCGGAACGTTTGTCATCTGGATGTCGCCCATTTAGATTCCTCCGATGGTCTGTCGTCTTCCGGGATGTCGTTTTGTCGTGCACGCCCCGTACAGGGCGATCGTGGTTGATACGAGCGGCGTTATGTCGATATCCGAGCCGAGCTTGTTCCATGCGATCGCGCCGGACTGTCCCAATGGACGCGTGGTCGCGCCCTTGACGGCTGCGGCCAGCTGCGGCTGGTATTCGTCCGGCGGGTGCTTGAGCGTTCCGGCTTTGAGCATGTCGAGGAATCGGCCGCATGCGCGGCCCATCTCCTGCATGTTCGTCACGGTGACCTTCACGTGCGCGGCCTTCAGTTCGGGCAGCAGGCTCATTGCCGGGGACTGCGCGTCGATGACCACGCTGGCGGTCTTCGGCCAACGTTCGGCGAGCCAGTCCACGGCCCACATGGTGCCAGCCTGCCGCGCGTCCTTGATGTTCGCCATCTGGATGACGGCCGACCCGTCCTCGTACCGCAATGCGGCGCCGATGGTCAGCACGCTCCTGTCGGGCGGCATGTCGATGCCGAAGCTCACCGTGCCGCCGTCGGGCACGTCGTCGGTTTCGGCGGCCTTCCACAGGTCGGGGCTGATGGCGTACGCGGTGGCGGTCTCGTCCCAGATGCCGAGTGCCTCACGGCGGAACGAATCCTCGGCGAGGAGATTGCGCATGCGCAATATCGCCTGTTCGCTGGTGCGGCGAGGATAAGACGGGTTCGCTTTCGCCCACGCGGTCCGGTCGTCCAGATCGCAGTCGCGGTCTGCCCCGAGCTCCACGTAGAGCATGTCGTCCGAATTGCCCGCCAACGCGGTCGAACGTTTCTCCTCGAACGCCTCGCACTGGTCTCCCGGCTTCGGCGGGTTGCCCATGAACACGATCAACGGGTTCGGGCTCGTGTTCACGATCGGAATCAGATTGTCCAACGCCTTGATGGTGAGTATCTGAGCCTCGTCGAACACCTCGATGTCCGCCGAATGCAGGCCACGGCCGAAACCGTTCTCACGCGCGCCGAACATGATGCGGCTCCCATTGGTGAAACGGATCTCCTGCTGGCCGTTCGCTCGACGCACGTTCCGCACGTACCTGGACAGTTTCGGATTATGCGTCAGGTCGCACATGTCGGCGAACGTCTCGTCGGAGGTGCGCGTGTGGTGCGCGGTCCAGATGACCAGTGTTCCGGCACGTCCGGCGCACAGGATGAATATCGCCGTGCCGACCGTGAACGTCTTGCCGATCTGCCTGCAGCTGGACAGGACCGCTCCTCCGGATCCGCATGCGTACTTGCCGTCGGCGCGTTTGGCGAACAGGAGGTATAGGAAACCTTTCTGCCAGAGGTCGTAGTGGATTCCGGCCTTGACCGCCGCATTGTTGATCAGTTTGAAATCGCTTGACGTGACGTCTTCCGGCTTCACGAGCCGTTGGGCGATCTCAGACAATCGACGCTCCGACATCCTCCGCCACCTCCGTCACGTCATCGTTCACATCGAACAGGCTGCCGGATTCCTCGGCCATGCGCATCCGTTCGTCGAATTCGGCGAGCTTGCTGCTGATCGACGGCAACGCGTTGGCCGGCGTGGACGGGTCATGCAGAGCCTCGCGCAGTCTGCCGACGATTTCGCGGAGCGTGTCCTCGTGGGAGCCGTCCATCATCCGTTCGAAGTTCTGTTTGTCGAGTTCCGGTTCAGGCTTCCGTTTCGTTTTCGTCGGCTTGGATACGGGCCTATCCGCTTCCGTTTGCGTAGCCCGGTTCTTTTTCCGACGATAGGCGGCTTTCTGGCGGCAGGATTTGGAGCAGTAGCGTTGCGGCCGCCCGTGGCCGGACGGTTGGAATTCCTTGCCGCAGAGTTCGCACTTCATCGGCGCTTCCCTCGCTTTCCGACCTTTCGTTGTTTCCCCTGTTTCCGACGTTTGTATTCCGGGAGGGATATCGGCACTGCACCCGAGGCTACCCCAAGGGGGTATGGCCGGGTACCCTGCCCTGGTATCGGGTCAGATGCCGAACGTTTTGAACGGCATCGAGCTTGGTTTGATGTCCTGTTTGCCGGCCAGCAGCGCTCGTGCGTGTTCGTCTGTCTTGTCGCTCTTCATCCTGTTGCAGATGCGGTGCGTGAGCCTGCAGTTAGTGAAGCTGTATGGATCGCCGCCGCGTGAGACCGGTATGAGTTCGTCTACTTCGGCGCTCATCGGATGTGGTGTCTTCAATGTCTTGTCGACTGGCTTGCCGCAGATGGCGCACACATCGTATGCGGCCAGCACTCTTTGCCTGAGCATGCGCCGCCGGTATCCGTTGCTGACCCGCTCGTTGCGTCGCTTGCTCATGGTTATTCCTTCGTATGAAGTCCTAGCATGGCCGACCACGTGTCGACTAGGGATTCCGTCATCTGCGGATATCCCCTCCCGAGGTTATTCATGGAGCGCCTTCGGCGGGAGTCGAACCCGCGCATATACGCGGCCGCAAGGAAGAGGATCCGAAGATCTGCGACCGGTGCGATCTGCCGTTGATTCCTACGAAGGCATGGACAGGCGGTTTGAGCATCACCGCATCATGTAAGTGCGGGATTGGCTTGCCTGCCGCTGTTGGTGTATGCCCACTCTGACGTGAGTGGGTGGAGCGTGTCCGATATGCCGTTCGGACAGGACGGGTACGTAACCCAAGGAGTTGGGAGAATCCAAGGTGGATATGAAAAGGGTTCAAACCGCATGTCTTCGGTTTGAACCCTCTAATCCACTGACAATTTTGCGTTGCACTTTCGATTTTGTCAAATCGAGTCGCGTCGCATGACCTGTCCATGCACGTCGGAAAGCCTGTACAACGGCTGCCCCTTCACGTTTTCACCGGCCGGCTGGAGCCTGCCGCGCTTGCGCCACGAACGAATCGTGTTCGCATTGCACTGGAGCCCGCACTCGCGCAGCAGCTCCGCGCACTCCCCCGCCGTGAACGCCCTGCCCGATTCGATGCACTCCCGCAGGAACCCCAATCGCACGTCGACCACGCGATAAGTGTTGCCGCACACCGGACAGTCAACACTTACCGCGCCGACCTCCGCACTCAGCTCCACGCCACACAGAGGATTCAGACACCTGCCGATACCATGCCTGGATGGCGGCACGTCGATGATGCTCAGCGTCTTGCGCGCCAACCGCTGCCAGTCATGCCAAATCAAACCGATGTCCGGCAGGCGGTTCAACCGCTGGCATGACCAGCATGCCTTGAGCATGTCGACGATGGGCGGGACCGCGATGCTCGTGGCCCATGGCATGGCCGGCGGCGCATACAATCGACACCACAACGCCGTCACCGCATCCTCGATCTCCTGCAGATGGTCAACGACCGAGAGTCTGATCGGCGTGGGCGCGGACGGCAGGTTGACACGTCCAGGCTGGTGACCCCCGTAATGCGCCGTCGAATCCAGAAACTCGCGCAGGGCGTGAATCCAGACGGGATAGTCGTGGATCCATCCCCTCAAAGCGGTCTCGCACTTGTCGCACATCGTGGCTTGAATACGGCACTCACCGCCGCACACACTACATGTTGTGGTTGCTTCCCGTTTTTCGCCCATATGTTGCGATTCTAGCATTTCGGCCATCCTGAATCGAACATCAGTTCCATTTCGGGTATTCCCGCCCACGGGTCCGGATTGTCGGGATCCGGCCGCATCGTCGGGAACCCCTCAAGGGTCGAATAGTGGAATTCCCTCCCGCTCATGTCGGCGGGTTTGACGCTGATGGGCATGAGCCCGCATTCATGCGCGCCGAGATACATTCCGTCCGGGCTGATGCCGAGCGGTCCCGCGACCGTCTCCAATCTGATCGTGTCCGCCTGCGCGATGCGGCGGATCCGGATGAGCTGCCGGCCGAGGATAATCGCGGTGGTCAGGTCATCGCCGGTGATGATGCCGGCGTCCCATGACTGCCAGACCACGTCACGTTCGCTGAAGATCCACCGTCCGCATGAGCAGACGGCCGATACGAGGTGCGCCGGATTGCCCGGTGGCGCGAGCCGGCGCATCCACAATGGTGGTTTACGACTCATCTCGCCACCAGTCGATGAGGTCGGTGATCTTCCAAGCTGTTTCGAAAAAGCATCAGCATGACGAATCCTAGGATGAGCCCGGACACCTCAACGAGAAGACCACCAAGTTTTCGGATGATTCCCATCATGATTCCTACCCTTATCCGAGGCTTCGTTTGATCGATTTCCAGATCTGGTCGAGTTCTCCGTCCGGCAGACCGCTCACACGGCCACGCTGGAACAGATCGGCCTGGATCTGCCGTTCGTTCTCCGGATGGTTCTTCAGCCTTCCGTACGCCCAGGCGTGCAATGTGCTGTTGCGTTGGCCTTCCGGCACCGGCGTCATATCCGGCGTCCCCTGCGAATTGGACGCGGCCGGCCTGTCGGCCATGACATCGTCCAGGCTCAACGACGGAGCCTCCTGCTTTGGCTCGTTCGTGTATCCGAAATCCTTGAGCATGCGCATGATTGCCTCACTCGCCTCCGGCACCACGCCCGCCGGCAGATCAACCAGCTCATACCGGTTCCCATCGATGACACTGCCCGGACCAATCACATAGCCCTTGTTGCTGACGCGCAGGTCAATTGGCAGATTCTGCTCATGCACAGCGTTCTTCAGCAAGCTCACATCCATGCCTGCCGGCATGCGATAATACAAGTGCACGCCATGCGGAGTCCTGGTCACCAACGTGGCCGGCAACGCCTGGGAACCGTAATCGCCAGCCAACGCCTGCAGACACTGCCACCCATCAGGACCATCAGCCTCAGAAGGCTTGTCACAATCGATGACGAAACAGTCGCCAAGCGGAATGACGGCATAACGAGTCATCTTGTCGGTGATGAAAGTCGAATCCGTGTGGCTCTCGTCCGACGGATTCAACCGCTTCCACGACAGCGACACCTTCCCATCGACCGGACCACCAGTCTTTCGCGCCTTGCCCTCGCATGGCGCGAAACCGACATTGCCAGCCAACGCGGATTCGACGATGCCGGCCAGATCATGACAGTCGCCCACATCATCCAACGTTTTAAGACTGTCGCGGTTCGGCTTCGACAATGCCGTCTGCCACCAAGTGTCGGCAGGCTTCGTCTCGTTATCGAGAGTGGCCTTGCGATACACTTCGAAGCGATTCTGGTCGGCGACGCGCACCACACGGCATTGACTGCCCGGCAGCGCCTTGGTCTTCGAATTCTCCAAGCCCAGCACGTCCATCAAAGACTGCGGCACCGCCGTGTGAAACTCCTTGCGATAGTCGTTCCTGGAAGCGACTGGCACGCCATACTGTTCATCGTTCGACGCGATCTCACTGATCAGCCAATACATCTCGTCACTGATGGTGCGAGCAGGACTAAGATTCACAATCTCCGGCTCATCCGAACGCTCCCACAAGCGGCACGACAGCACGAAGAACGCTGCGGGATGTCGATGGCAGAACCCCTCGATCGCATGATATTCGTCATACGAGCGGCCTTTCGACTGGTGGAATTCGACCTTAATGAAACGACGCGTATCGGAATTCTCGCCTGAATCGGCGAACTGCATGTTCGTCAGAATCAGCAATGTGGCCGATGGCGTCATCACACGATAACGGCCGCCCGTGACGCGGGCGTTCACCTGCGAGCCTGTCGAGAGTGCACGCAGCAATGGCAGCATGTCCTCCGTGACAGCGCAAGCCTCATCGTCAATGGCGAAAGCCTTGCCGTCCATCTCATCATTCATCGACTCGCGCCCCAGAGTGTAGCCACCGCCAGTGCAATAGCCCTGCACACTGAAACCAGGAAACACTTTCCCGACTCCAAGCACGCCAAGGATCACCTGGCGGGCGATCAGCGTTTTCCCGTCACCACCATGACCAGACAGTACGTATGACAATTGTTTGAATGGCTCAAGCCATGGCGTCGCGAACATTCGGCAAAGATTCGCGCAGGACTTCTCATCGACGGTCAACCATTCGAGAATGCGCTTCGCATCCCTCAATGCCTGATTGCCCATTCCTGCCGGTGAGAATGTCTGCGTGACCGCAATATCCGGCTCATCCTGCAGACAGACGATTCTTCCTTCACGGCGCACCCACACGCATGGGTCGCAGCGCACGCCGCGTTCGACTTGGTCGAACCATTGGCTTCGCTTCGCCTCGCGAAGAATCGTCGCACTGTAGAGCGGATTACGCTCACTGCTGCGCGCGTTCGTGCCGATATGGTATTCATCCTCGATGGTTTTCACGGGATGCCATGAATTGAGGATGAGCCTTTCGCCCTCATGGTCGGACGTGTCTGGGTCTCGACGCCAGAGCCTTTGCTGTGACGGGCAGTAGCGAAGATGCCCTTCGCGGAGCTCCCAGATGGCTTTTTGATAGCCGGCGGCCACGACTGGGATTTTCTTGCGATGTTCGGTGGCAGTATCGCCACCATCGCAGATAAGTTCAAGGTTGCGGCCATCGATGGTCGCAATGATCGTGCGATCGTTCGCCGGCGCGAAGGTGAGTGCGAGCAGGTGGAAGATTCCCGCGAATTGCGCTGGCAGGTCTTCAGTGGGAATGGGCGAGTATTTGCTGTAGTTTCTCATTTTTCACCTCCTTTTTGCGGGGACGGTTACTCCCCTATACACACAACACAAAAAACAACAAAAAAAGACATATATATAAAACACTTTGTCCTTTTGTCCTTTTTCTATATATGGTTGATTTTTCGTCCTTTTTGGGTGGACTTTGCCTATGTCCCCCTGTGTCCACCACGTCCCCGCAGTGACGTTTTCGATTAGCGAGACGTCACTGCAGGGATGTGGTGGGGACGTTTTCCTATTTTTTAGAATTCAGGCTCTTGTCCGCTGCCCGCGCCGAGCGCGTTGACGACCTGGTCGACCGTTTTGCCGAGCAGTCCGGCTATCTCCTGCACGTTTTTTCCGGCGGCCTGCAGTTGGGCGGCCTGCTGTCGTTCCTGCATGGTCAGGCCTGCGGGCTGGCCGATGGTGACTGGCTGGCCGTACTGCGGCTGCGGCGCATACTGTTGCGGGGCTGCTGCCTGCGGGTCGTTCATCGCGGTGTTCAAGTCGGCCGTCTTTTTCGGTGTGACGACGTAGTCGTAGATTTTCGCGTCGTTGTAGCCGCGGGTCTTCGCGGGCTGGGTGCGGGCGAAAGTGGCTTTCAAGTGGTCTCCGACGTTCGGATGGTCGCCGACTCCAGCCTGACGGCATGCGAGACGCAATTGGCCGATGTTGTAGCCTTTTACGTACACGCCTCGAATGCCGGAGTCTCCGACGCGATTTGGGTCTTGCAGTGTGGTCTGCAGGTGGATGACGACCTGCGGCTTCGGCTTGCCGTTGGGATAGTAGAGGGGTTCGCCGGTGGTGAAGTCGGTCTGCTGTTCCGCGCGGATTTCGACGATCTCGCCTTCCACGCTGGTGCCGATCGGATCGTCCTTGCTGAACGCGCTGGGCGCGCCGCCCTGCATCACGTCGTCAAGGCTTAACGATTCGGCGGACTGCTGCTGCGCCTGTTGTGGCCGGTAGCTGGCTCCGCCTTGCTGAGTGAATCCGCCACCATAGTTTTGCGTTCCGAACATTGTGTTTTTTACCTTTCTGTTTTCCTGTAGGTGGATTCCAGCAGGCCGATGGCCTGCCGCCATTTGTCCGGCAATGCCGGATATTGGTTTTCGTTGAGTTCGGATAGTTGTCCGAGCTGGTCGTCCGGCCAGCTGCCGCATTGGAAGCAGTGGGTCGGACTGGTTGGCAGAGCGTGTATCCACGCGTCGCGCATTTCGGTTCCATCCTCTTGTTCGATGAGGTCGAGGAGGTTGGCGATGAGTTGCGCGCGGCTGAGCGCCCACCGTCCGGGTTTCGGGTCGAAGTCGAATTCGATCGGCAGTGCGTCGGCCAGGCTGACGCTGTTCCTGGGCAGGAAGTAGATGGCGTTCCTTTTGCAGGGTTCTCCGTCGTTTTCCAATCCGATGCCGTACAGGCTCGCCTGGATGCGATATTGTTGGCTTGGACCGTTGGCTTTGACGTTGCGAATTGTGGTGGGGCCGGTGATTTTCCAGTCGATGGTCGTGTTGTTTTCCGCGTCGTACAGGTCGATGCTGCCGTGGATGAGCTGATAGCCGTGGAGTCCGTGGATTTCGCCCACGTCGACGTGTCTTTCGGCCTCGAAGCGTTTCACGGCCCATGGTTCTCCCCCATCGTCGTCCGGGACGGTGAATTCGTCCTTGCGACTGTTGAACAGGTGTTCGAATCGTTCGTGGACGCATGTGCCGATGAATGGCAGCCATGCGGCCGACTGGCGTTTCTCCCATCCGGCGAGTCTGGCGGCGAGGCAGTGGAGGCAGTCGGTGCCGAGCTCCGATGGTCCGATCTCCTTTTGCAGGCTTCTTGGCTGGTTGGTGATGTGGTCTTCGATGATGCCGCGGATTTCCGTCCACTCCGTCGACTCCACCGTGGGTGCCGGCGTCGTTTCCGGTATGGTCTGGTTTGCGGCCATGACGGCCTCGAGGTCGAGTTCGCTGGCCATTTTCATGCCTCGCATTTCACGTCGAATAGGTAGCGGTACAGGATGTCGGCAAAAGCGTCGAGGTCGTCCGCGTCGAGGAGATACACGTTCTCGCTTAAGGACTTGTCGTAGGCGTCCAGCGCGTTGTTCAATGCGTGGTTGAAGTGTTGTCTGATGATCTTGTCGCCCATCATTCGACCACCAGGCTTGCCGCGTCGACTTTCACGCAATCCTGCAAGGCGTTTTCGCCGACCTGTTTGATGATCGTGGATAATGCTTTTGGTTTGATCTGGTAGCAGTCGGCGTACTGTTGCACAGGAAAACGCCGTTCGAATGCTCCAGCATCGAGATTGCGTTTGCCTTTCCGGATTTTCACGGTCAACGGTCCGGCAGCGTATTCGCCGGGCTCGCGGTTCTCCATGAGTTCGGCTTTCAATCCGTCGGCTTCTTCCTGCAGGTCGGCGATGCGGCTTTTCAGTTCCACGTACCGTTTGGCCAATGTTTCGAGATTCTGCGCGCTCATTTGCTTGTTCCTTTCACGATGATGCTGGTTTTGGTGGGGATGACGCTGGTCTGGTGGTGCGGGTAGGAGCGTCGGTGCGTTTCCACGACGTCGAACGCGGGCATGGTTCGCATGGCCGGCCCCAATGGTCCGCACGTGCGGCAGTACGGCATGTGTCCCCTCTGCTTGCTCATTCCACGTCCTCCACTGTCGATTGCGTCATGCCGTCGTCTTCGGTGGCGGGATTCGTTTCCTCGCACCGTCGGCTGATGATCACGGTGTCGCAGGTCCTTGGATTGCGTAGGAGCCGGCTGATGGCCGCGCCTTCCTTGACGACGTTCTGGCAAATGTCGATGCATTTCGCGACAGTTCCGGCAGGCGTGCCCATCAGACCCTTCTTTTCGATGGTCTGGTCCGCTTTGTCGATGAATGCCGCGGCTGCGTCGCCGATTTTGCTGGCCGCCGGGTAGAGGCTCGCGAGGTCGGCGCTCATGTCCTCGTCATCGATGAGGGTCTGCACAACGTATTCACTGGTGTTTTTCATGGTGTTTTCTCCTATCTGGGTATGTATTCCTGTTTGAAATAGATGCTTGCCTGTGTGTGTGGCGTGTATGGCTGGCCGTGCCATGTGAGCGGATCGCCGCTTTTCCGTTTGCGCGGCCTGCCGTGCGCGCCAAGCACGTACTGGTCGGGACGGTGCACGTGCACGCTGGCTTCGATGATCTGCCGGTCGTCCATGTAGGCGACGCCGTTCAACGCGTCGGTGAACAGTTTCGCCAGATTGTCCCAATCGCGTCCGCGCCGTGTTGCCGTCCAGAATGTGAGCGTCAGGCAGACTGGCCCTTCGTAGGGTGGCAGGCGGGGATACTGGTTGCGCCATTCCGAGTACACGCGGTTCTCGGCCTCCCGCGTCCGCGTCGGGGTGATGCCGTGTCCCTGGTAGACGCGTGGACGACCTTTCGACTGCGGGTCGCCAGGCACGGTGAGCTCGCACACCATTGGCCATTCCGGCAGGCTTAATGTTTCGAGACTCAATCCAGGTCACTCCAATCGGGTGTTCTGCCGGTGGTGAGGAAGCCTCCGCGTCGGGTCCGCGCGTTGACGAGCAATCCCATGCCGGCGAGCCTGTGCACGTCGCCCATCACGGTGCTCCGGGGGATGTTGAGCCGTGAGGCCACCTTGTGGCTGCTGGGCGTCACCCCTTCCATCTGCAGTGCGACGGTCGTCTCGTACACGCGTTGGATGCGTGGCTTCACGTCGATGTCACGCCGGGTGCGGCGTCTCATCCGCGTGATGTACTCGCGTTCGTCGTGGATGAGCCGGTCAAGGTCGATGCCGGTCTCCTGGCTCCATGTCTTCGGCGAAGTGTGGTGGCCGTGGCTTCGGGATGCGCCGTAGTGGATGCTGCCACGGTTGACCGGAGCGTATTTCGAATGTTTTTGCAGGCTGTCCGCTCCGCTAGGCATGATTGTCGTCCTTTTCGTCGTATTTCGGTGCGAACCGTACCACCAGCCACAACGTGGTGGCGAGATACACGCCCTCCACCACAAGCGCGCCCGCAAGGCTCCCGCCATGCCAGGTGAGCATGAGCGTCACGCTGGCGACGAGGCCGACGACCGCGAGCAGGAACTTGACCCTGCGCAGCGGATAGTTCGGCCGTTTCGCCTCGCGTTCCTTCCGGTCCTCGATACGGAAATCGTTGTCGGTCATCTGGTGCCTCCCGTTTCGTTGTGGAGTTGGTAGTCGAATGTCTCAAGCTCGCCCGCGGTGATGGATGCGAGCGTGCAGGCGCCGTCGGGCAGGAGTTCCACGAGTTGGGCCCCGCCTTTCGGACTGATGCGAACCGCGTATCCGCTCATGCCAAACATGACGATGCTCGCCTTCGGCGGTTCGGGTGGCGTCAGCAGCGTTTCCGCGTCGATTCTCCTGAGTGTCATCACAGCTCCTTGTTGATCGTGTCGACGATGAGATCCACGATTCCGGTGACGTCAAGGTCGACGTAGCCGACGATGTGGCCGAGAGGCCTCATGGCCTTAGCATCCCCATCCGCGAACGCGTGGACCAGTTCGCCCCGTGTCTCGAACTCGTCGAACACCGCCTGCACGCAGGCCTTGCGAATCGTTTTCATGCCGACTCCTTTCCCTCGTATTCACATGTGCTCTGGTAGAGGTGTTCCTTGAAGTAGGCGATCATCGGCTCCTTCGGATACATGACGGTCCGTCCGACCTTCACGAACTTCGGGCCGATTCCCGCACCACGCCAGTACGCCAAGGTGCCCTCCTTGATGCCGCAACGGTCCGCGATGTCCTTCGTCGTGTTCATCGGTTTCAGGACCTCAGCGAGCGCAGCGAACGTCGTATCGTCTTCCATCACGCGCCTCCTTTGCGTATGTGATGCCGGGCGGCGTTAGGAGAACCGCCCGGCCCCTTCCTAAAATCGGTGTCATCCCGCATATGCGACGTGCGGGCCGAACAGTTAGGAGAAGAATCAATGTCGAATGCAGCCGAATACCTACTGCAGTTTTTTGAGGTCGAGCAGCAGCCCGACGGATTCCGGAAGGACGTGCTGTCCGCATACACGGCCATGTGCAGCACCGAAAGAACACTTGATACGCTGATCGCCCGTGGCGTGAAACGTCTCGACATGGCGAAATCACAGATGCCCGGTATTTGGAAAGCCTTGTGAGAATCATTCTCGGAGGACGCGAACGGATATCGTATGAACTTCAGCACGTTGGCCGGTGCGACCGATAGGTTGGATGCCGCGGCGGTTCTGGCTTTGCAGACCATCGCCGACAGGTGGGTAGAGCTGGATGTGCGGATGGAGGACAAGGACAGGGAGAACATCTCCGGCTTCCTTTCTGAAATCGAGCAGTGCCTGAAAGAGGATGTGAGCATGCCAGCGGCGTTGAAGTCGTATGTGCTTAATCTCACGACCGAGGTTCGCCAATGCGTCAACGATTGGGAGAGCTGCGGCTCGTTCGAGCTCAATGACGCCATGCAGCGTCTGCTTGGAGCCTTGTACATCGCCGAATCGCACACCAAGGACCAATCCCGCTGGCAGAAGATCTCGGCAGATTCGCGAGAGGGCTTCGAGGCCGTAACCAACGGTTCTGCATCAGTCGCGTTCTCGTGGCGATGAGTCAACGAATCGAATATGCCACGCAAGGTCGCACACAAACCGGAATGACGCTTCCTGCGGGCGAGATGCCATCCCGCATCAACGCCAGCGAGATAAAACCACGCATCACCGAAGCTGCATGGGCCGTAACTTGATTCGTCGGTGACCACATCGAAATAGCCGGCCTGCTTCACGTCGTCAATCCAGTATTCGGATGGAAGCACATCAAGGCATGGCCCTCCGTCCGCTTCGATGGTGCGGCATTTCCAGATGAGACGCTTGAAATCGCCAGCGTTCCCCGGCTCTTTCGGAATGCTCTTATCCATCCCCGTGCAGCCGTTGCCGAAGTCGACCCGTTCGAGCGGTTCACCTGGAATCCATTCTCGAACGTCGGATCTCTTCATCTTCCTCATTTCGGATTCTCCTTTCGATTCACTCTTCGGCGAGCGCCGCTTGCTTTTTCGAAGCACTCTCATTTGAGGCCCTTCCTGCCGAGTGGGAGAATGAGCAGACCCACGCAAAGAAGGGAGGTGAGAATATGAGCAATGGATCCGATTTCGCGAAGGCGAGCGCCGTGTTCGGGAAGGCCGCTGAAACGTCCGATCCCGACGAGAGGATGAGAGCCCTGTGCCAAGGGCTTTCCCTCCTCGCCAAGGGATTCGATTCGATGGATGCTTCCATGGCATCCGCCGCCTACTGTCTCGACGTGCTCTCGGATAAGTTCTGAACGGAGTTCCTGTATCTCCGTGCTTAGTCGGTCCGCGGCCTGATTGATGCGCTCGAGAATCGAGCCCATGACTTCAGTCGTCATGTCGCGGGCCGACAACTGCCGTCCGACCTCGATGCCGATTCCTCGCAGGTCAAGGCTGGACAGGTGGCTCCTCCTGTCGTCGCCCACTGTTCCGATAACCGTTCGAGCTGGTTCCTCGCGGACGGCTTTTCTTATCGCGCCCAGCATCGCCGGGTGCAGGCGTTCGAACTCCTCAACGGAAATCGGGTTCGTGGATTCATCCGGTGTCTCGGCCGGAATGTTGATGCTCATTTCGGATTCTCCTTTCGATTCATGATTTGGCGAGCGCCGATTGCGGTTCTTTTTCTTCTGAATTTGCTGCAATGAAGATGTCAAGACCGTCTTGCCATTTCAATGCCGGAGCAATCTTGTCGAGAACGCGAATCGGCCATTCCCGTTGATTGCGCATGTATCGATTCATGACGACCCGATTGATTCCAACTGCGTCGGCGACGTCGGATTGAGTGATTCCAAGTCGAGCCATCCTGACTTTTATTGCCTGTGTCACGTATTCATTGCTTGTCACATCACCTCCATTCCCCGAATATTCGGGACTTTGTTCGACGTTTACCGGATATTCGGTGAACATGCTTTCAATGTACTCCCGAATATTCGGTATGGCAAATTTGACACGCCGAACGGTGTAAAGATGTAACTTCCCGAAAATTCGAATACAGTCATCGCTATGGATAGCAGCACAACACGCACCGATCTGGTGATTTGCAAATATATCAGCCAAGCAATGGAAGCCAATGGCATTACCCAGGCCGACCTCTCCAAGGCTCTTGAAGGACGATCAAAAGGTTATGTCAGCGACCGAGTACTCGGTAAAAGAAGTTGGGCAATTAGCGAGTTAGACAGACTCGCTCCACTCTTTGGGCTTCCGGACGCTCTTTCACTGGTCGCGGCAGCCTGTGGGTCAATCTCCAGCGAGGCCGCCCGCGCCTACGAGGCCCGCGAGCGCCAAAAGATCACCGATGACCTGGTGGATCGCATCGCCGCGCATCCGGAGGACTATGACGTGGCCGCCAACAGGGATCCGAATAAGGAAATCGAGATGAACGGCGGTGAGGGCCGATAGACAGTTATGACGGGCTTCTGATGGAGGCGGAGTCGATGGACGTGCGCGTGGAGGAACGCAGCCTGGGTCGCGGGTTGTGTGGACTGTACTGTGATACGTTGCGGCTCGTCATCGTTGACAATCGACTGCTTGACCATCAGAAGATGTGCACGCTCTGCCATGAGCTCGTGCATGCGAGACACCATGACCCTGGATGCGGAATCATCGGAGCAAAAGCGGAACAGCGCACCCGCAAGGAGACCGCGTTATGGCTCGTGGGCCCCGTCGAATATGCGACCGCCGAACGACTGTACGACGGGGACTCTTATCTCATCGCGTGTGAGCTTGGCGTGACGGTGCAGGTTGTGGAGGATTACAAGTCGCTGTTGGCTTCTCGTGTCACGACGGCTTATGGAGAAAGGACAGTGGAATGACGCTGGTCATAGTCATCGTTGCCGTTGCGGCCATCGCCTACGCCGTATCGAAGAAGAACAAGGGACAATCGTCCGTACCTGCGGAAAGTGGATTGTCCGGAGAATCGCATGCGGGCGATGACGGTCTGGATTCGTTCGCCGAGTTCAGAATGAACGCCGCCATCGCCGATGCCGTCGTCATCGACACGGAAACGATAAATTCCCCTTCCGGGACACGTGTCATCGATATCGGCGCAATCCTGATAAGGAACAACGTGCCGACCTGCGAATGGGAGCAACTCATCTCCCCCGAATGCGATCTGCCGGCGTCGGCAACGCTTTTGACCGGAATCACCGAAGAGTCCTTGCTGTCCCAGCCGAACGCGGAACAGGTAATCCCCGAATTCCTCGCAGCCATCTCGAACCTCACGCTGATCGGCCATAACATCAGCTATGACGTTTCCGCGTTGAACAAGGAAGCGTCACGACTCGGCATCGATTGTCTTGACACGACCTGCATCGATACGATGTCGTTGGCAATGGCGAAGTTCCCAAACGCACCATCGGTAAGCCTGCAGGAGACCATGCGGCTGCTTGGCATACAAGCCACCGAGGAGCACCGCGCCATGTCAGATGCCCGATGGACTTTCGAATGCTGGCGCCGACTGGAATCCATGTACAGTCCGAGAACGCTCATGCAATCTGAAATCGACGAATCGAGACAGCGAGCGCTCTATGACAAGCGTCGCAAAGATTCCACCTTCATGAAGAGCATTTATCTCGGCGGCGAGATGCCAAGCGCGGTCAACGCGAAGCCGGATGGCGTCGTGATCGAGACCATAGAGTGCGGCGTGGAGATCTCCGGGGACGAGGATCACCAGCGGATCCTGAAAAGATACGGATACGACGCATGGGTCTGGGTTTATGTCATGGAAGACCGGATACGGAAGGGCAAGTATGCAGGATACCCCACGTACTGGGTGTTTCTCGACGGCGAGGAAATCGGATATATAAGCAAATACCAGATGGAGCGTCACTGTGGTCAGGTACCTCCCGAGGGTGCCGTGATGCTCGCCCATGTCCCGGACAGGGTGAAGGACAAGGATCGACACATATGGCAGCTCCGTCTGCAAATGCCGGAAGCTCACGATCCGATGGGCCTTCCACGCCAGAACGTGCCGGAGCTTCCAACGAAGAAAGCACGAAAGCCAAAGCCCGTCGAGCCGAAACCGCAGAGTTGGCCAAACGCCTCAACGAAAGTCGTGTTCTCGAATATCAAGCCGCATAAGAAGGTGCTCGCGCCCATCGGAAGGACAGTACCCATCGAACCGGTGGACGGACTTGACGAGATCCTCGACCAATTCGAGGACCAATCGCATGTCTGGGTGACTGTGAAACCATCGGCAGACGTCCTGGTAATCCGTCTAAGCGGAACCGTCCTAGGCACCGTGGCACTGCCGACGAACACCGATCCATTCGGATCCGAGACGAAAGTCACCTCCGCAACCATCGAAAAAAGCGATGGTCAAGTGAAAGTCTCCGTCGATCTTCCATCGGACGATGATGCAGGTTCACGATAACGCGATCACCTCATCACATATTTATACGTGCTTATAGAGCCTTATACCCGTTCGGATTCCTTATAAAAAATGACCCCGGCCACCCGCATACCGCGAGCGCCGGGGTGAAGAACATGTGGGAAGAAGCGCCATGAAAGTGACCATTGATGATCTGTGGCTCAAGAATGACGATGATGGCAATCCGCCGAGTCGCGCGGCCAAACGCTCTTTGGCGAACTCACGCGATCCGATGAAGGCCAATGTGCCTGAGAAGTGGCGTAAAAGCCGTTATGGAGTCGGGATGCGCTGGCGTTGTCATTGGACCATCGTCAAGGACGGTAGACGTGTGCAGAGGGTGAAGCAGTTCGCCAGGCTCGCCGAAGCGCAGGAATATGCCGCGGCCATGGAGGACGACATCCGGCGGGGACGCTACCGCGATCCTCGTCAGGAGCTTCGTGTCCTGGATGACGTGGCCGGCGAATGGCTCGCGTCGAAGGTTGATCTGAAACCCGGCACCGCAGGCCGGTATGCGAGGGAGCTGCGCCTGTACATCCTGCCCAAATGGGGTGGCATGACGTTGCGGGAGCTGCGCCCTGACATGCTGCAGGAGTGGGTCGGCCAGCTCATGGACGGTGGTTATCCGGCCGCGTTGCCGGACGGGCGTGATTCGAAGCCGCTGAGCGCGAGAAGCATCCGCAATATCATGAAAGTCGTCCTCAAGGGCATCTTTGACTACGCCGTCTCGAACGGGTGGATCGGTGAGAATCCTGTGGACAGGGTCACCGTGCCGAAGATCGTCTCCGACGACGACATGGTGTTCCTCTCGGTCCGCGAGGTCGAGTTGCTCGCGGACGAGGCGGAGAAGATCGGGAAGCCGGTGGACGGTCTGCTGGTCAGATGGCAGGCCTATACGGGATGCCGCATAGGCGAATCGCTTGCCCTCAAGGTCGGTGACGTGGACACGGACAGGCGGCGCGCCAGGATAGGCCGCACATGGACTGACGACGGGCACGGCGGCAGCATGCTCGGCACCCCGAAGAACGGCAAGGCCCGCAACATCGCGATACCACGGTTCCTCATGCCGCAGATCAAGGCGCAGATGGATGGCATGGGTGATGACGACTGGCTGTTCCGTGCCACCCGTGGCGGGAACGTCTGGACGAACACGTGGCGGACAAGGATATGGAACAAGGCCGTCAAAGCGGCCGGCATGGAGGACGCGGGCGTGACCATACACAGTCTGCGCCACACATACGCGAGCTTCGCGATCGCCCAGGGCGCGGACGTGAAGACCCTGCAGATGCAGCTCGGCCACTCCTCTCCCAGCATCACATTGAACACCTACACGGCGCTCTGGCCGGAACGATTGGACGACGTGGCCGACGCGATCGGAGCCCTCCGCGAGCGCGAACTCGTGTGAATCGGGCATGGAGGTACCGCGGCGTTTGTATGCATTTGTATGCGGATTGTTTTCGACGGAAAAAATAAGCCCTTGAAAACCTAATGTTTCCAAGGGCTCCGGTCGGGCTGACAGGATTTGAACCTGCGACATTCTGTTATATCTGGTGGTTTTTAGGTTTGGTTTGACAGAATGTTTGGAGATTGAGAAACGTTGGTATTTCAACGCTTTTGCCATCCTGTAAATTGTGACTGGTTATGACTGTATGGAACGCAACGTGACGGTCTTTGTATGCGGTTTGTATGCGGAATAAAGAAAAAGCCCCTCCCCCAGCAATGCTGAGAGAGGGGCGCGTGTTACATGAGGGTACGAATCACTCACGGTTAAGTGTTGGGCCTGAAACAGGTGCAACACTTATTTTTCGTTGGAACTGTCCGGCTTGGCTGCCGTGAGCTGGCTCACGCCGATTAGAGCGCCGACGAACAAACCGATCGCGTTGATGGTCGTAACGAGTTCGCCGCAGTGTGGCAGTCCCCATTGCGGGCCGACCGCTCCGACGAGCCATGCGACGGCCGGCAAAGCGATCAACGCGAACCACTTGAGTATGTCGTATACCCTGCCCGGCAGCAGGTAATCGGATTGCGGGCTATTGGATTCATCCATTTTTCACCTCCTTAAACATTGCGGTAACCGTCTCCACAACGCTTAAAGTTGTGGAGACGGGAGTTTCAGCGCAGGTACTGTCCGGGATAGATAACGTATGGGCTGCGGATGCCATTGCGTGCGGCAGCCGACTGCCAGCCGGAGCCGTAGATGCTCCACAGGCTTTCGCCGGAACGGACCACATGGCCTCCGACCACGCTCGAAGCGGTGGACGCGGACGCGCCGCCATAGGTGACGGTCTGCCCCGGATAGATCCGATTGACGTCACCGCTCGGTACACGCCAGGCGGACACCGGCTGGAGTCCGGTCCTCGCGGCGATCGCACTCATGGTGTCGCCGGAACGGACCACGACGCTACGCGAACCTGTGGCGGCCGTTCCGCCGGAACCTCCGCCGAGGCGACTGTTGACGATCTGCATGACCGCCGCGTAATTGCCACCCAACGCCTGCCTGCGGGCCGGATCGTTGCCGAAGTCGCCGCGGATGGTGCGCGCGGCCAAGGCGTTCAGGTCGACCGTCGGAGCGGTCGTGGGCTGAGGTTTCGGCTTGACGCTCGGCAGATCCGCCGCGCCCTTGTCGTCAGGGTTCGCGTACTTGCGCCATGCCGCGCGGTCGCCACGGAACTTGTTCAGGTCGAGTCGTCCAGACCAGCCGCTGAGACTGCCGTTGGACGTGTACTGGCGCATGACCTCGCCGCGGGCGCCGATATTCCACGGCGCAGTCTGGTAACCGGTGACCATGTTCGTGGCGTACTGGGCGATCCAGATGCCGCAGTTTAGTTCGGTCTCCATGCCGGCGACCTGCCAGTAGCCGGAGTCCATCGTGTAGATGATGGGGTTCACGCCCGTCAGTCGCTTGACCTCGCGCGCCCACCTGCGTGGCCACTGCTTGTCGCCCCAGGCGGCGTTGTCCTGCGCCTCCCAGTCGAGGATCAGTACGCTTTTGCGAATATATCCTCGCACGTTGTCGACGAAGAACCTGGCCTCGGTCTCGGGGTTGCCGCCGCGCGCGTAATGGTAGACGCCGGTCTCCTTGCCGCTGTTGACGGCGCCGGCGAGCTGACGGTTCGCGTCGGTGTTGACGCCGTTGGACAGGCAACCACCGTATACGCCGCCGGACCCCCATGTGGTGCCGACGATGACGAAATCTGCCGGCACGGTCGCGGTGTCGATGCCGCACTGCCAGTTCGAGATGTCGTATCCGTTCATGTCGGCCATCGCGGCTGGCGCGACAGCCATGGAGATGGAGACCGTGAGCGCGGTCAGTAGCTTGCGCCATTGTCGGCGTGGATTCATGTGCTTGTGTCTCGGTTTGCCTTTGTTGAGGATGTTCAATTCCTCTCCTTTCCTTTGTCCGTACCGTCCGCCTTGTACGGACGGTGTGGAAATCTTTTGAATCTTTCAATCTGTGTTCGCGATATGCGCGTCACGTATGTCTTGGATCATCGAGGTTCCGGTTCCATTGCCGCCCAGACCGTGGTAAGCGGCATATATTCGTTCCGCGCTTTGCTTCAACGGAATGCTCGCAACACCACCTGCATCGACCATCTGACGGTGCAGAGCCTCGAGTTTGCAGAACAACAGTTCCCTGACGCCCTCATGCAGTGGATCGTGACGTTGGTCGACCTTGCTCAGAATCCAGGTGACGAACACGCCGCTGCCTCCGCTGCCGATGATGGCGACAACGATTGCGACGATGGTTTCCTGGCTCATTGGGAATCCTTCCGAAAGGAAAATCCCACACGTGGCTACCGTTGGAAGCTGCGATAACCACGTGTGGGATTTTGGAGGTTGAAATGTTGTTGGGAACGTTTGTGGATGAGGTCTGGTGGCCCTCCTGCGGGAAGCTTCGCGAGTGCACGAGGGTGGGCTACGAGTCGGCCTACCGCTGCCACATCCAGCCGAAATGGGCTGACGTCGACATGGAGTCGATCACCGCGAACGACATCGAGGAGTGGCTCGGCTCGTTCAATCAGGCCGGCGCCGCGCGCAAGGCGTGGGCCGTGCTGCGGGCGATACTCCGACTCGCCTATCGCAAGGGAGTCACCGACAATGACGTGACACGTCGTGAAATCAGACTGCCGCACCTGCGGCGGTATGAGCCGCGCGTGCTCGACGCCAGACAGGTAAGACGGCTGCTCAAAGGCTTCTACGGTCACGCGTTGGAAGCCTGGTTATTGGTCTCCGTCTGCGCGGGACTGCGCCGATGCGAGTCCGTCGGCATTGAATGGGCCGACTTGGATTTACGCCGGGGAATCGTGACCGTCAAAAGGTCAGTGCAATGGGTCGCTGGACATGAAACGGTCACCGACCCGAAGACCGACCAGAGCCGACGGACGGTCGCACTACCACGGTTCGCAGTCAAACGGCTCGCGCAATTGCGCCACGGCAGAACCGGCAGGCTGGTCGGCGATCTGAACGCCAACCAGGTGGCAGCTCATTACACGTCATGGTGCCAACGCATGAAACTCCCCTGCGTGCCGCCAAGGAACCTCAGGCACACCTTCGGCACTCTGGCAATCGCTGCGGGAGCCGATATCTCAGTGGTCGCACGACAACTCGGTCACAGCGACATCAAGACAACCGCCCGCTACTATCTCCGCCCCGATTTGTCCGTGCTGAGAAGTCTGCAGCGGGCATGGGAAAGACTCATCATCGGAGCCGCGTAGCTTTCCGTAACCCAG